GTGCCATGGCACAAGCAACGTCTGGCCCTGGTAAAGAAGCCATGCGTCAGGCAAATCGAGAGCAGTTAAAATCGGTGCTTGCTCAACAAATGGGCGCCGGTCGGGCTATGTTTGGTCCGATTGCTCCGATTAATGTCGATCAAATGTTTGCAGGCTAAGGAGGTAAATCATGGGCGGCGGCGGCGGTACAACAGTCTCATACCAACAACCTAAAGATCCGTATGGTGACGCACTAAAAAAATATCAGCTGGAGCAGCTTCAGAAAGCTGATGTTGCTGCCGCTGAAGAAAAAGCTGCAAAGGCAAAGGCTGAAGCTGCTAAAAAAGAAGCTGCAACAACGGGTTTTAATCCGTTTAAACAGACGATTCAACAGCAGTTATCCAAAGGTTTGTTAAGTTATCAAGAAGCACAAACAGAGCTTCAAGATTACGCCTCTAAATATGACATTGGCCCTCAACCAGGTGCTCTGCAAGAGCTAACGGATTATTACTTAACTAATATTCAGCCTGGGCAACAAAAGTCTCAGATTGAATCTGCGTATCAAGAATATTTTGGCAAGGGCCCAACTGGCGAGCAACTTGAGGAAGCTCAAAAATCTTTTCAGTCTGGGTACTACAAATCCGTTGGTGATTTGAAAGAAGCGCTCAAGATGAGCGACGAATATCAAGAAAAGTTCAACAAGAGCTATCTTGATAACTATTACGAGACGATGTTTGGGAAAGCCCAAAAGGATGACAAGGGCGTTAAAAAATATCAGTTCAAGCTTCAAGAGTCCTTCCTTCCTAAATACACTGGCGATCTTGCAAAAGAGACCAGCATCACCCTTCCAGAATTCAAAACAGAATTCACAGGTACTGCTGGTGAAATTGAGGCAAACCTTGACGCAATCAAGGAAACCAAAAAGTTTATTTATCAGTCTGGTTTAAGTAACCTTCAGGGCCAAATCGATAAAGAAGTGCAGACGTTGAAGAACGAAGGCACCAAAGAAATTGCCAAGATTCAAAAAGAATCTGGCATTTACACATCTTTAATTAGCGCTTTTAGCTTTTAAAAGTTAACTTGTTATAATTAATGTAGTTTCGGTTTTTGGTCAACATGTTTTCCGCCGGCCCATCAACGTCAATGGTAGACTCCTTTGATATTAATAAGTTTGAGGATTTACTCGACCGACTGGCGGCTTCAAATAGGCGACTAAAAAACGACGCTAGCGCGGTCCAAAACGAAGCTCAAAGAGAGTTTTTATCTTCCGCTCTTTCTTAAGGTTTAAACAATGACGAAACTTACGTATGCTCAAAAGCAAGCTGCACTCGATGCAGATAAAAGCCTAACGCCTGCACAAAAAGCTGATCTTAAAGCTGAACTTGCTAAATCGGAATACGGTCCTTCTGGTTTTGATGTTGGCGAGTTCGAACAACTTCTTGGTAAGTTGGAAGCTTCTAAAATGAAACAACAAAGCCAAAAGTCTTCAGAAGGCCGTCGTGACATCTTTGCTACTGGCCTTGCTCAAATGATGAGCAACTTCTAATTTTATCTTGTAAGCTTAATAAGCCATGACTGCGACTCCTTCCAATACTTATAACGTCGACGATTGGTTCGACTTACAAAAGTACAAAGAAGCCGCCGGCGTGGCGTACGAGTTTTCCAAGAAAAAAATGGAGACTGCTGGTGAACAAGAGCGCGAAACCATTAGTGCCGCATCAGAAGAAAAGCGTCGCGACGAAGAGCGAGACTATCAGCAGGCACAACGAGCTTATCGATATTGAGATCTTTGATGCTTGGGTAGATAATCTTGACGCTTCTACCCAAGAATCATTCTGTGTTTTCTCCGCAGATAACTACTCAGTAGTTGAGATTTACCTATACTCCAGATTCCTTGGGTACAAGGGAAGTATTACTGCGTGTGATCTTTGGGTTAAAGACAATTACAAAAAGCCTGATCACCGTAAAAAACTCTTGTATGAAATTGACGAAATGCAGGAGGACGTGCGCAAGCTTCGAGAAGACGTAGAGAACGGCGTTGTTAAACGGGATGCAGGCGTTGCACGTATTGCGTCAATGCAAAAAGAAATCCGTGGCCATATTGATCAAGTAGAAAAGTTTACCAACATAAAAGACCGCAAGGGTCTTCTTATGGCAGGGGCTGATCGCGCTATTCGAGAGCTCATGTTTATTTTCAAAGACGATCCTATTGAGATCCCCCTGGAAGAAGCCACGATGAGTGTCTGGGCTCGTATGCAACTTGAAGAATAAAATATTTAGTTATACAATAGGTTTAGAACCAAAGCAATTACATGGGCGCTGGAAAGGCGGGTGCAATGAAACCCGGAATGCCAATTCCTGGAGCTAAGCCAGGCTCTCCCTTTGGCACGCAACCGCCGCGGGCGGGTAAACCTTCTATCAAACTTGCTGGTGGCGCCAAGCCCGTTCAATAATGTCTAAAAATAAAATGCCTCTTGAGCTTCTTGAGCACTTCAAGAAAAAAGAAGCCAAGAACGAAGATGGCACTGAAATGTCGGATAAAGAAAAACGTAAAGCAGCTTTAGATAAGGCGCAGAAATATCAAGAACAAAAGAAAAAAGGCAAAGAAACTGAGTAAGATAAACTTCAGTAATCAACTGAGTTTTTGTCGTGCCAAGTTATACGCACCTTGCTTACCGTCGTAATGCCAGGGCTGCGGCACGGCGCCAACAAATCCGAACGCCAAAGAACCAAGATCTTCTGCAAAAAGCGCGAGATGATTTCGGTTACTTTTGTGAGTACGTTGCGGATAAACCCCCGGCAGAGCATCACATTAATTGGCATCGTCACTTCATTACAAATGAAGATAGCAGCTGTTTAATTAAAGTTGCTGGACCCAACGTTGATCTACTGGCACCACGGGGGTCGGCTAAATCTACAGTCCTTGGTTTGTTAACGGCATGGGCTATTGGCATCCATACTCAAGCCAAGCTTCCTCTCCAGGTTCTGTACTTGTCTTATACCGTTGATATTGCACGTTCTAAATCGGCAACCATTAAACGGATCATTGAGAGCAAGCGATATCAAGAAGTCTTTCCCACGGTACGTTTGATGAAAAATGTGACCAGTAATGAGTACTGGTCAATTGATCACAGGTTTGCAGGTATTGACACCACAGGTGATGAACAGTTTACGCTCTGCGCTGCAGGCTTAAAAGGTTCAGTGACCTCTAAACGTTCTCACCTGGTCATGATTGATGACGCTATTAAATCGGCGGCAGACATCTCAAATCCAGACATTCGGAAACAAATGCAAGAGAACTGGAACGCGGTGATTGCACCTACCATGTTCGAAGGTGCTCGGGCAATTTGCCTTGGCACTCGTTTCCGTCATGACGATATTCATGCCACAACCTTTAATGAACAAAACAACTGGTCACAGGTTGTTCTCTCTGCAATTTTAAATAATCCCAAAACGGGAGAAGAGGAGTCTTATTGGCCTGAAATGTGGTCACTGGAATATCTCAAAGAAAAGAAACGGCAAGCCCCAATTGCTTTTTCGTTTCAATACATGAATCAGATCGTCCGTCAAAACGAATTATCTTTGGCGCCAGAACTGATTGTTAAAGCGGAAATATCCACAGAGTTTGATACGCTTGGAGTTGGAGTTGACCTTTCTGCTGGCACCAAAGAAAAGAACGATTACACCGTAATGATTCTGGGCGGTCGCATTGGAGATCGGGTGCATATTATTGATTATCGTAGGTTGCGCGTCATGGGTAACCTTGAAAAACTAGATGCTCTCAAAGAGCTTCTTAATGACTGGTCCATTCTTGGCCGTGATGATAACGGTAATTACTTTCCGACTTATTCGACTTGTGATATTTGGTCAGAAGCAGTGCAATATCAGGCTTCCCTAGAGGCAGACTTTAAACGTGTCTGTTTAAATAACGAAGGTTTGTACAATCTCATTTGGCATCCCGTCAAAGGATTCCGTGCAGATAAGCTGGCACGCTTTAGAGGAATCATGGGCATGTTTGAAGATCGGAAGATAATTTTCAATCGTTTCCGAAACTTCACAAATCTCTTCGAGGAACTCACAAATTTCGGCGTTAGTGGTCACGACGATTGTGTTGACGCTCTCGTCTGGCTCGTCACAGGACTTGCTCGGAAAGGTCAGTTGCATATCGATTACTGAATTTAGAATTAAGAAAAAGCATTCTTGTTGTGGGTCCGGAGTACATTACCATAGGCATCACCGCAATTGTATCTGCTGTTACCGGTGGATCTTGGGTTGCCAATAAACTACTGGAAAGACAACGAGAGCGTGTTCAGCAGGCTCTTGATTACACTGGTTCCCAAAAACGCAGGATTGACATTTTGGAAGATCAGATTAATCGCATGCCTTTAGATTACGTCTTAAAGGTTGATTTCATGCGTGAGATCCAGGAGATGCATAATAATTTTAGACAGATCAACGATAAGCTTGATAAGCTTATGGAAAAGATTTTTTCAAAATGAGTTACATCCTGGAAGTCGAAGAAGATGAAAACGGCGATCCGTTCATCACACTTCCCGACGAAATCCTCGAAGAGCTGGGCTGGCAAGAGGGAGATGTTCTTGAGTGGGACGTAAAGGGTAATGGAATTGTTCTTAGCAAAGTAAATGATTCCGCAGGTTATGTGGTTATAGAAGAGTAGAATACTTAAAAAGGAATGTAGACATGTTTTACGGCGGAGAGAGTAATGTTCCAGGGGCACCCGGCAATTTGCGTGCTAGCTCGATTCCCCGTGGCCCACATACTCCCCTTCCGTCACCCGGATGGAATCCTGGAATGAATCCAGCTGGTTCACCAGGCTTTCGCCCTAGTCCTTTATACGAACAAATTCTTCCCGACGGTAGGCGTGTTCCCTTCACGCAATCTCTGGGCCCTCCTCTTGCCTTTGGTTCCAGTAATCTTCCCGGTGCCGTTGGAAATATGGGTGGTTTAGCAAATGCACAGTTCTTTGAAGGTCCTCAGCTGGGGCAAGCTGCTCCACATGGCTCTCCTCAACGCATGCAGCCTAGGGAGTATTTAGATCAAAATATGCCTGCCTATCCGCCGGGCTATGGTCCGCCCTCAAAACAACCTCAGCCGCAATCACCCGAACCATTTAATCCCACGCAGCTTGAATTGCCGCTGGCAATGCGTGGTTTGCAAGTACCCCCTGGTTTCCAAGCTAAATACGTTTCCTAATGGCCCAAGACGATAGCAAATATACAAAGCCAGAGTTGCGCGAGAACATTAAAGATCGCGTGATGGCTGGTTCCAAGGGTGGCAAGCCAGGCCAGTGGAGTGCACGCAAGGCTCAGCTTGTGGCACAGCAATATGAAAAAGCTGGCGGTGGATACAAGGGCGGTAAAGGAGAAAAACAAAAAGACTTGGAGAAGTGGGGGAAAGAAAAGTGGATGACCAAAGACGAATATGAGAAGCGCGGTAAAGCTAAAGCCGCAGCCAAGAAATATAAAGAGAGTAAGTGATGCAACTCGCAGGCAAATACTCAACTGGTTATACACCCGATGTATTTCCCAACCAACGTTTAATGCAGTCGTTGGCTTTACAAGCCCAAGACCCTGAACTTAGAGATGCAGCATTAACCTATCAATATCCTTTTAAATTGTCTGAATTACAAAACAGCAACTATTCACAAACAGTAAAAGAATCCATCATTCGCGCCACAATAGGAGCATTGGGCTAACTATGCCTGACAAAGCAATTCAAAAGGGATACACCAAGCGTTACCTACCAGAGAGCGCCTGGGCTTCACTGTCAAAAGAAGAACGTGCGGAGACAGATCAAAAGAAACGTGCCGCTAGTCGAGAAGGTAAACAGTTTGTTTCTAATACGGATGCTGCCAAGAAAGCGGGCAAGGCTGCACGCGCAGCTAAACGTTACAAAGAGAAAAAATGAAAACCAAAAAACTTGTCAAAAACGCCCTAAAACATCCTGAGCTTTATTCGTCTGCCGAGCTTGTTTTCTTTAATAAGTGGCTGCACCAGAAGAAGCAAGCGAAGGCTGCTAAGATCAGTAAAGATAAAAAGGCTGATAGTTGATGGCTGGGGACGCAAAGGCCAGGCTTAAAGAAATTATTGACTCTTATCTTGAGAAAGATGGGGGAGCAATGATCGACACGGGCATCGTGGCTGCCCACCTTGCCCAGATGAGGATGTTCGGCATCCGCCAGGGTGTTGAGTTTTTCCCTGCCCAAGATAACTTCGGCAATCAGCGCAAAGACTTTATTGATCGTGTAATTAAATATAACTCCATCGATATTCGCCTGGATTCCATCTGGGACTACTTTCTTTGTGACGGCCAGGGTCTTTTCTATATTCGCCCCACCCAAAATAATTACCGTCTCTATTACTTCCGTAAGCACGAATACCGCAGTTTTTACAACATTGATGGCGAGCTGGACGAGGTTGTTATCATCTATAGCTATAAAGTCCGCAATGGTTTCGGGTATCAACAAGAGATTGATTCTGCAAACTTAACCGGGCCTGCAACACTTGGCCAGGGTGGTTCAAAGCGTTACATTCGCCTTTCGATTAAACGTAAAACGATCGAAGAAACACATTCAGAAGGTGAATTAACTTTCGATACGGTATACCAGGCGGTTCCCGGGAAAACTAAAACGTTTAAAAATACGCTTGGTTTTATTCCTTGCGTTGAAATCTTTAACAATGTCAAGGGCTTTTCAACGGAAGGCTCTGGTGAATTCGACGCTTTAGCCAACCACATCTGTACGCATGACGACTTGGTTCGTACCATGCGTAAGAACATTCAGTTCTTTGGTAATCCAACACTTCTTTCTTCTCGTCCCAAAACGGACTTAATGGAGTCCGGAGGAGAAGCCGTCGTTCAACGTCCTTCGATTGCAGCGAACTCCGGTTTTGCCAGTGCCAGTCCCTTAAGCCAGTCTCGGTTTAAAGCTGATCCAGTTTATCGAGGGGTTGACGGCCAACTGCGCGTGCCACGGGTTATCGCCAACCTGGAGCCAAACGATCGAGTTGGTTATATCGTCCCAGACGCAATCACTGGCGACCAAAATTCTTTTGCTCGTGTTTACCGAGAAGAGATTCGTACTGCCTTGGGTGGTGTTGATGAGCTGTCGATTTCCGCAGGCGTCACAGCAACTGAATACAAATCATTGTTTGGTCGTGTTTCGGCCACTTCAAAGAAAAAATCAAACGCTATTTACACCTATGGTATTTGCCGTTGTCTTGAACTCATTATTTACCAAGAGGAGCGTTTGTTCCGTGAAACGCTTGCTGCTGCAGCAGGGCTAGAAAAACCCCTGGAGCTGCCCGAGAATGCATCGCCGGAAGATATTGCTGCTTATGATCAGGCCATTAACCTTTTTAACGAACAAGTTAAAGGGTTGATGATGGCTTGTCTTAAGACCCAGCAGATTCCACCAGGAGTCATGGGTCTTATTCCCGATGGTGATCTTACCGTTCAATGGCGTTGGCTGGGTCCCGTTTACGAAGATACTACCCAAGATACTCTGAACAACTCCATTGTTGTCAGAAATTTGCAAGAATTAGGTGTTGATAGCATTGAAGCACTGAAATACCTCTTCCCGTCAAAAACGGATGAGGAGCGGGCCGCGATGCTATCGGGGTTCCCGTTCAGGATGGTAGGCGAATTGCAGAATGCATATTCTCAATTTGCTCGCCTAGTGGGTGGAATGATGCAGACCCCCCACCCGCAATCACCGGATTTACCGATGGCTGCGGATCCGCGATTGGATTTGACCCCATATCTGTATCGCACTTTAGAAGCATTACAAAAGGAGATGAGTTATGCAGGACGCTACCGTCCAATCG